AACCACTTAACATTACTTCTTCTTCGAAAGCTCTCTCAGAATTTTCTTTGTCAAATATTTCAGTGTGCTCTTGTTCGTATCTTTGGTACTCAAGGCCAAATAAGGCATTAAGACCAGGTTCTAACTCTTTAGCTAGTTGTGCTCTAGATATTGCCATATTCTATACTCCTGTTGTAGATACTGTACCTTGGGCTATAGAGCCGTTCGGTGCATTAAAGTGGTTATTAATACGTACGATTAAGGGTATTCCTACAGCAGTAAAATCTGAGTTTTCAGGATCATCTTGAATACCTACAATACGCAAAGGAAAAGCAGCAGTTGTCGCCGCAGTGCTTAAATCGACAGTAGCAGATGAGATACCAGTAGTATCACTTCCACTATTACCATTTGCCATTTGTACGTTTTTGAAAACATCAGCTCTTACTAAAGCCTCTGTCTGAGGACTAGCCAAAAGAACACTAGTTGCTATTGCAAATAGTTGATTTGGGTCATCGTACACGAAAGCCTTCACTGGGTGATTTGTATCCGCCCCAGATCCTTGCCAAGTATTTGAGAAAATAGTTTCTCCACTAGTACTTGAAACATATTCACAACCGTAAAAAACTCCTAATATTGAAACTGTTCCACCTGCTGCTGCTTGTAAGTCGTCAATAACTCCACCTGCGGTGGGTATAACAGCTTGCCCTTGATACAATTTATTAGTGTTTCCTGCGGCTATTCTATATTCTGTTGTACCAGTGCTGTTTGTATTTTGACCTAATTTTTTTATTGGTCTTAATCCAAACGCTCCATTAGAATTTGCCATTCTTTATCTCCTAAATAATTAAAATTTAGCTCTCACTTTTGCGAGAACCACCAAAACTTACACGACTTTGTCTTTCTGCCTTGTGTATAGGCATCGCAGGGTGCTCTTCACGAGCTAAATCATTATCAACTGCTTGCATCTGATTGCGAGACTGATCTCGAAAGTATCTTGAGCGTTCTTCAACGGTTTCTACTGGTATACGTGCTAAAAGTAAACCTCCAACACCAATAATTCCAGCATGCTTTCCATCTTCAATGGAAGGTACTTCGAAGTCAGGGTATTCATCTTTACGAACTAATTCCCAGCCTTCTCTTCCTTTAGCTGAAACATTTTTTCGATCATCAAAACCCATAACTTCAGTTCTTATCCACCTATGTACATAACCTTCAGGTGGTTTAGGCGCATCCAACATGGATGGTGGCTTCCAAGGAGCTCTTCTTACGTTATTATCACGAGATTGTGCTTCCCTAGATGTTCTTGTGTTTTTATTTGTTTGACTATTCATTTAAGCCTCCTGTCTAACATATTTTGCGTATTCCTCTACGGGAACACCTAATCGTTTTGCCATTGCAACTTGAGAGGCGGATAGTCTCACTGTTTTTTTACCCCCTTTGTTGCGGGATTTAGAAGAAGTAGCCGAAACTACCTTTTGACTTCCTCCCGTTTGCTTCTGTCCTACTTTATGAGGGAACTCAGAAGCTATTCGTTTATCGAGTTCACTATAGTACTCATCTGATGTGGGGTCAAACCCTTCATCCTCAACTAAACGTCTATGAATGCCAAATGATGCATATGTCATAACTTCATCTTGCCCAAACCAGTCGTTTTTGTTAGCCCAAGCCTCTGCTTTTGGATCTGGACGTGCATTTTGAGCAGGTTGTTGAGGTTGTTGGGCAGGAATTGGAGCAACTGGTGCTTGATTCGGTGTTTCTGCCTCTTCTTTAACAATTGGTTTCTTTAATTTTGACTTTTCAACAGTTAAAGTAGCTAAACTTTCTTGAGCTTCTACTATTTTATCTGTATCTCCTGAGTCATGTGCATCTTTTAAAGATCTTTTTGCCGCTTGTAACTGAGAATCGACTCTTGAACCAAATTCTTCTTGATATCCTTTATCAAGATTAGTTAATCTAGTCTTTAAAGTTTCATTTTCTTTTTTAACATTCTCGGCAAATTGAATAGCGCTTTCTTTTTGACGCTCTTCTTCACGCATTTTTCTAGTAAGTTTATCAATTCTATTTTTAACACCTGAACTGTAGTCTTCTAACTCATCTTTACTTTTTGTTTCTACTTTTTCTTCAGGCTCTTGTGTTTCGGTATCGTTTTTTTTATCTTCTAATTCAACTTCTACCGTTTCTTGTTCAATATTTTCTTGTTCTAATTTTTGTTCTTGTTGCATGTCTCTTTATCTCCATGAAGTTGCTTTATTCTTTCTGTTTAAACGTGTTTAATATCATCTGGTTCTAATATAGTAGCAATTACTTCGTCATCATTAATAATTCTAACTTCACCACCATCTATTTTAAAACGAGATCCTGCGTAACGACCAATACAAACCCATTGACCTTCTTGACACCAAGAAGTAGATTCTGGCCCAAACTTATTTGGATCTTTATACGCTAAAGGTCCAACTCTTAAAACATAAGCTACTACTGTTGCTAGTTGCTCACGCTCTCTGACAGTATCAGGAATGTAAATACCTGAGTCTGTAGTGGCTTTACCCATATAAGGCATTACCAATATTCTCCAACCTGTAGGTTGAGGAAGTCTTTCTTTTAAATTTTTCTTAATTAAACCAGGATCAAGAACTTTAGTATCCTTTGGTCTGTATAAAGGTTCTACATTAACCTTTTTTTCTTTCTTATCTTTATTCGCAATATGTTCTGGCACATATAGTGTTTTACTCATCGTTGTTCTCCTTGCTTTCTAATTGTTCCTTTATTTCTCTTTCTGCAAACTGAAGACCTTTTAGCTCTCCAGTTATGTGTTTGTAATCTTCCATCGTTTTAAAAGAACCTGATAAAATAGTTTCTTTTGTTAATTCTATTCTTTGTTGTATTCTTTTTAAAAAAGAATAAGCAAAATTTATAGAACTCATTAATAAACTCCAGAAAATCTTCTTCCTTTTACTTGAACAGATGGAGTACCTTTAATTTCTTGGTTTCTCACTTTACTATTCATATTTACTTTTATATCTTTTGGACCAGGTGTTATTTTTTCAACAGAATTAGATGTTTCACGTGAAACATCTGTTCCAATTATAACAGTCATAGTACCACCATGAGCAAAAACTCCTCTTCCTTTGAGAATATCTGCTTGGGTTGTTTGACCGTCTCCTGTTAAATCTGGAAATTGTTTAGCCATGCTAGTTCCTCCTTTATTAAAACCTTGTGCATCGTTCATTTGTTTGCCTTTTTGTAAAAGGTCGTCTGCTTTGCTTTTTGACATACCCATTTGTTTAGACATTTGAGATCTAATACCACCTTTTCTTACCATTTTTTACAACTCCAATATCTTGCAGTTAATTTAGCAGGAGGAGCGGTATCACATTTATGTCTCGCTCTAAAGCTTTTTCTTCTCTTAGGTATGTTAACTTTTATCTTCATATTTGGGTCACCATATCTTATTAACCTTACTTTGTCACCTACTTTAGCAAGTACAGCAAATTTTTTCTTTTTGCCCGGAGTTCTTTTTGGTTTGTTATAACCAGAAAATTTTTCTCCTCTGTAACTTACTGCCATTAAAAAATACCTTTAAAGGTTCCCCCTCTATTCATTTTTACTTTAGCTCCACCTTTTTTTCTATTGGTAATAAAAGTCTGGTCTTTAATTTTATTATTTTTCTTTTTAGGTGTGACTGTAATATTTTTTATCTTATTATTTTTCTTTTTATTTTGCGTACTAATAACTTTGGTTTTACTCATATCAGTATTTTTTGTAATTTTACTTTCATCACCAAATTTTCTAGATTTTACTACTACTGGTTTAGTAAATTTACTTAAAGGACTTTTGTTATCATTTTTTTTCTTAAAGATTGTTGGAACATTGCTTTTTTTATTAGTTTTATTAGTTTTAGTATTACTCTTAACTTTAGTTTTACCACCTCCAGGAATAACTAAACCTGCTCCTGCTCTAATATTATTTGGGTTTTTAATACCTTTATTAGCTGCCATAATAGCAGCAACAGTTGTTCCTTGTGATTTAGCTATGCCTGATAAAGTATCATTTTTCTTTATTGTATAATCTTTTCCTTTTGTATTAGGAAAAACTTTATTTTTTGTAGTAGAGTTTTTTGTTTTTACTTTTTCAAATCCAAATTTTTGTCCTACTTTTGCATTACTTTTATTTTTTGCTTTAAAAGGATTATCTGTTTTTTTATTTGCATCAGGTTTTTTATTTTTTTTACTTTTAAACACAGTTGGTTCAGGTGAACCTTTTGGACGAGCACCTTTACCAGGTTCAAGCACTGGCTTTGTACCACTACCAAAAAAATTTGATATTGCTTCTTTTATACCACCACCGTTTTTCATTTTCTTTTTGCCCATGTTACTTCCTCCTTGATTAAATCTTTTTTTGGGTTTGTTTAATTCTTTTGCTTGTTTAATGAGTTTATCTATTTTAGATAAAGGATTACCCATCATATCGTCAAATATTTTTTGGTACTCTTCATTAGTGCCAGATTTCTTTATATTTTTTGAAGATTTAGAACCCCCTTTATCAAACTTTTCTTGTT